CAAATGAACGCCGCAACAGCAGATAAAGTTGATGGTGGAGGAAAGTCAGCTGCTCCAATGATAATGACTAATAATACTGTCAATGAGGGCGAAAAAACAGAGCAATCGCTTGGTATGCCGCAACAATTGGTTGACAATAGTTCAGTTGGAATTCTTGCAAACCAAGGTTCTCTTGTCAGTGGGTTCGCATAAAAGAAAAACCCCCACATTTCTGTGGGGGTTCGTAGCCCTACCAGCATTACTACTGATAGTATTACTCTTCTGCGAGTTTTTCAAAGTATGACATTGCGTCATCATCAACCTCTACGGTAGGGGCTGGTTCTGGTTTAGTGTCAACCTTGATTGTTGAACTTGGTTCATCTTCCATCAAAGTCTGAACTGTGGTATTAGCAACGACAGTGCCAGACAGAACCGCATCCAGACGAGTCTTCAACTCATCATAGGACTTGAAGTTAGTGGGAGATGTGAAGTCAGCAAGAGAATATTGCTTACCATATATTCCCTCTAGTGCATCGTCATCGCCTTCAAGTAGTGCAGATTTATTATCGAACGATGAAAGGTCATAGTTCCAATATCCATCTACCTTACGCAACTTCAGTTTGAAGTTTGCACCTTCCCAAAAATCAAAAGGGTTGACAGGTTCAGCGTCAGGAAACGGAGGCTGCATTGCTTCCATCACCTTATCAAAAATCTTCTTACCAAAACGGTATAGAAAAACTTTACCCTCATTTTCTGGATTTGATGCATCACTCACAACATAAATGTTAGAGTAATATTGCAGCTTACGCTTCTGCTTACGAGCAATCTCTTTATCAGACTCAATACCAGAGTTCCAGAGTTTAGAGTTATACTCCGATACAGGATCGTTGTTGCCGAGAGTAGTCAATGAGTTCTCAATAAACCACTGACCAGTTGGACCTTGGAAAGCGTGGTTCCAAAGTTTCACCCAAGGAAGGTCTTCACCCTTTGGTGCGGGCAGGAAACGAATGACGGCATAACCATTGCCGGTCTTATCCATCGTAGGTTTCCAAAGACGTTCATCAACGTAAGACTTCTTTTCTAGGGGGGCAGATTCTTTCTGGGCAGCACCCAATAGTGAATCCAAACTATTCTGTTTCTTCAATGCAGCAAACGACATTGTATTCTCCTTATGTTTAAATATGTTTCGTATGTTAAAGTATGTTTAAATGTATCATTATGTAATAGTAAATGTCAATACTCCTTTATTTATAATCTTCCAATAATAGCTCTTTACAGAACTCTTCTTTTGACAAGTGCGTTACATTGGAATGGTAGTCTTGCACTGTCGAACCATGCCAACTCTTAGTGCCTTTTATTTTGCAGTCTACCCAGTGAAATTTTCTACTCTTATACTTGTCAAAAATCTCACTCATTTGGTTCATCCAGTTGACAGGATTGAACCCTTTCGCATCTGCGGGCAAATAGTTGTCTGTCCCTTTGTATATGTTATTGAGTGATTCATTGTATGTGCTCAAATCAAACCCCAACATATAAATGTCTTCTGCATCCTGTTCGTGACATGCCAGTAATAAGGCCATATTACCAGTTGATAGATTAGGATTGCCTACATCTTTAATGTTGTCATTCTCATTCACATAGGTGATCCAAATACCAACATCTTTTTCCATCTTGAGTTTAAGGTCATCCATGTCTAGACTTGGATGCATCTTCATCATATATTCAACAGTCTCATGAACCGTTGCAGGGTCTTTGCCGGATATCACACATTGATCAGTTTTATTCTCACTCCTATGAATAAATGCATCTGGTATATCAAATCCCATGAGCATCATATCAGCAACCTCTGATGGAACAATACTCCAGTTTGAGAAATAACACTTTCCCGTGTACCCAGAGTCATATATTTCCTGTTGCATTGCATAGTCCATAGCAACAAGACTATCTGGCATTGCGTCACGGTAAACGGCATTGCAGCCCCATGTCTTCACATCGTCCCATTTAGTATCTGGGTTATACCAAGACCGAGACTCACCGTTTCCCATGACAACAGCTTTACTCATGACCGTAGAGCGTCCCAACTTGCGGGAAACAATTCCTCTGATAATTTATCAATACGGTCAGCGATCATCTGTGTCTCTACCTGTGCATCTGGTTTACACCGCAGATTGCATACACGGGCAAACGCATACAGTGTGCCACTCCAATACCATTCAGTCATCATTGACTGTGGAAGAACTATACGAGCCTGTTCTGGACATACGCCCTTTCTCAATAGTTGTTCGTATGTCCACTTTGATTTACGCAAAATCTGATCATAATCATCAACCATAGAACGGCCGCATCCAGCGGGGGGATTAATATCAATCTCAATGTCAGAAGAACCTTGTTTTTTATCATCAGCTTTTCCTCGCCAAATTAACGGCGTGTAAAACTCTGGCTCCTCATCAACATATCGCCTTGACACCTCATTCCATGTTAAACCAATCTGATGCTTGACTAACTGTCTTGCAACAAACACAGGTGCTTTGATATGAAACTGCAAAGATGCATGACCAAAGGGACTCCAATGATTATGCTTTGCGAGATACTTAATCAGTTTAGTGTCCTTATCATCATCAAAATTATCATGCACCTTTGCAAAAGAAACACGGGCAGCATTGACTACCGACAAATCACTTCCCATACTATCGACTAATGTAACATCCATCACTTCAATAAATCCTCATGTTTTGCTTGTTTTTCTCTTCTTATGTTATTTAACTCTGCTCCAGTTTCTTTCTCTTTGAAAATATTATCTATCCATTTTCTAAACCATCTAAACATAATCACTCCTTTAAAAAATGGTGCCGGCGGTAAGATTTGAACTCACGACCTGCTGATTACAAATCAGCTGCTCTACCAACTGAGCTACACCGGCACACATCCCTGATATCCTACCGTCGATTACGGCGAGGACGAAACCCTGACGGGCGTTGAGTTGCGAGAGTTTTTACTCGCTCCTTCAACTCCTCGTTGGCTTTGACCAACTCGGCATTATCAAAACCAAGCACTTCAACTTGGTTTTCCAGTTCTTTTACCTTGGAGGCAAAAAAACCTTCTTCACGAATGGCCGGGTTGCCATCCAGATGCATTGTTACTTCCATTTGAAGTCTCCATTGCAAGAGTTGCTGCCATCAGTCCTGACAGTTGAACATAATCTAATATTATCATAACACATTGTATAATGTCAAGTTCCTATATAGGTAATTTTGCTTGTCTTGGTAAAAAATTTAACTCTCTGGCATCGGCCTCAATTTTTTCTTTGAGTGCTTTTGAGATTAGGGGAGAGATGCCTTCTAACTCTAGTCCTTCTTTTTCGCAATACCAGAGAACAGCATCCATGTGAGAGATTTTCTTTTCTTTAACTATATTTTCAATATTCATACAAAATGTCTTTGGTGAGTTTAATAACATATTTCATCCTAAAAAAAGTTTGGGGGCTAACCGTAGACCCCCACGGATGTATTACGGCATCACCCGTTAGACATTACGCTGTGCGTAGTGCCTTGTAACCAGCTGCGATAACAGCCCGTGTAGCAGTACCTAAACGATACTTCCGATACACGGTCTTTTCACCTTTAAACTCGCTAGTGCGATTATTTAGATAAACAGGATATCCCTGCATACGCAACGAACTAATAAGTGCCCGAACATTTTTGACACCATAGCGAGATGCAATCTGCTTTGCCGTAAGTTCTGCTCCGCCTTTAAGTGCCGAAATGACTTTTTCGGATTTAGATATTTTAGTTTTAGTAGCCATAATATAATTTCTCCTTATTCATGACAATTTCAAAATGGTGGAGCATGTAGGAATCGAACCTACGACCCCCTGCTTGCAAAGCAGGCGCTCTCCCAACTGAGCTAATGCCCCACTTAAAGTGGTAGGTTATTCTGTTGCCAAGGAACCTACCGAAACTCCGAACACTTACTGCTTACGCAGCAAGAGCCATAGGTGCAAAATTATCGTTTGCATTTACTGTAATAACCTATAAGGTGGTCAATCCACAATTCTCCACTTCTCTAATTAACACCTGTCGAACCTATTTCGCCCCCATCAAAAGAAGACTAGATATATTATCCCGGCAAGCAAGGTTATGTCTGCACATATACTCCAAACGATATATGCTCTAAACATCCACTTACTTACCCTTTGTACTAGAGGGTTCTTCATCTTGACCCCCTATCAATACCTGTTCCACTATAATCTCCTTTTGGTGGAGGCGGGGGGTATTGCACCCCCGTCCAGTATGTCTTTCAATCTGTTTCATCAAACTGTATTATATTTATACCATGCGGGAATATATTTGTCAAGGACTAAATTGAGGTTTCTTCAGATTTTTTTTCTGATACAAATTTACCAGTTGCAAGCACCCAACCTAGAGAATCTTGATCTGCATTACCAACTCCCAAAACAACACTTGCTCTTCCGGCATGGTCTTTATAGTGGACTAATGCTCTCTGCACTAGAAACCGCATAGACCCTTCAAAACTTATACACACACCCATCATAATTGATTGGCTCATTGTCATTAAGACAAGTTCTTCAGACTTGACATCTGCATGAACGATTTCCAAAATTGATTTTTCATCTTTACAAACAAGTCCCACTGAGATTAAGTCGCCAACCGTCCACTCTCTACTGTTATCTGCTGTAGCACTAGGAACGCAAACCAAACTGATAAATACGCTTATGAGGGCTATCATTAGATACTTCATTTTTCTCTCTCCATTCATTGATGGTTTCGATGAGAGGCTCAATATAATCATGTTTTTGTTTTATAAATTCTTGAACGGTTCCGTCTTCTGTGACCACAAGAATCACTACTTGTTCTACGATTATGCCGGTTCTCTCACCAAACATTTCTGCGTAGGCCGACCCTTGAATGTAGTAGTTTTCATTCCATGCATCAATACGTTCTTTAGTTGACGTTTTGAAGTCGATAATTGATAACTTACCTTTGTAGTCAGCAATGCAATCAACTCGGCCTGCTACTTTATATTTATCACTGTAGAGTCCTGCTTCTTGTGCATATATGTGGTCAATGTGACACAGTGCTTGTTCCCTAAAAACCTTAAACAAAGCATATGGTAGAAAATGTTTCTTGTGCTTATCCCACTTATCAGGCCATTCAAGATGCACATTGTTTAGATAGTCCTCACACATGTGATGAACTTTTGTGCCTCTTGCAGCAGCAGTTCTTGCAATGTGATTTGCAACATCTTCACCAACACGCTTACGCCACTCAAACAGTCCTTTTTTATTACGGACTGATAGAACAGTAGTGATGGATGGATACTTGTTACCTTCTGGTGTTTCGTATAGACGAACACCGTCAGTGGTCTTTGCCTTAATCTCTGGTAGAGAAACGGGATTGTGTTTGAATATTTCAGATTTCATTATGCTAATGCTCTAACTCTTTCTACTAATCTGTCTGCTCGATTAGTCACTTGACGATACCATGTGGAATCAACCATCTCATCTGCGGCGGCATTCCAATCACGGGAATCCACACCACGCTTCATACCCTTGAATTTACTCAAACGAGTGCGGCCCATGTTGAACATCATATTTGCAATTACTTGTTGAGCTTCTTCCGGCAAATCATCGAAGTCTGGATAAAGGATGTTGCAGTCTGACAAGACGCTTTGGACATCCGACTCGAAGGCTTCAACAACTCTATCGGCAGAGACAGATGTTCCGACCGATTGACCGTGCTCGGCGTCAGATTCAATGA